TGCCCGATGGTATGGCTCAATATGCGGAATATGCTCAGTCTTTAGCAGGGAACAAAGTTGAAATATTTCAAAGGCCGTGGTAAAAATATTGACAAAGACTATATCTTGTACTAAAATGGTAATCGGTGAACAATATGTAGTGGTTTACTAATTGAATATTTAAGCGTTTTGCGCATGATTGCGAGAGCTAACGGCTCGAACTTTCATGCGCTTTTTTTGATTTTTAAGGAGAAAGGAGGGCTGACCGTGGAGACGAAAGGTTATTTTGGGCGCAAAGTTATTTTATCTGGTGTCACTAAAGTTACTTCTAAAAATATCGTGGAAATTCTCAACAAAGCAATATTGACTCATAACAGTAACCGTAATGAGATTCAATATCTGTGGGATTATTACCGTGGAAATCAGCCTATCCTTAAGCGAACTAAAACAGTTCGTCCGGAAATTTGCAATCGCATTGTTGAAAATAGAGCGAACGAAATCGTTTCTTTCAAAGTCGGTTATCTTTGCGGAGAGCCTATTCAATATGTCAGCCGAAATGGTAAGGACGAGACCGTTGAAGCGATAAATACGCTTAACGAAATGATGTTTTCCGAAGATAAAGCGGCTCAAGACCAAGAAATCATTGAATGGCAAATGATTTGTGGTACTGCCTATCGTATCGTGCTTCCTGATAAAACAGATGAAATGGACGAAGCCCCCTTCGAGATGTACACGCTCGACCCTCGTGATTCGTTTGTAGTTTATTCAAACGAAATAGGTCGTAAACCGCTCATGGGAGTTAAGTTTTACATAGACGGAGACGGAAGCAGAATTTACACAATCTACACCAATAACCGTTATTGGAAAATTAAAGATGATAAAGTTCTTGAATCTAAATCTCATGCTCTTGGAATGGTTCCGATATTTGAATACCCGGCGAATAACGCTCGTCTTGGTGCTTTTGAGATAGTTCTTCCTCTACTTGACGCTATCAATGCTGTAGCGAGCAATCGTATGGACGGTCTTGAGCAATTTATTCAAAGCTTTATTAAATTCATAAACTGCGACATTTCTACAGATGATTTCAAAGAGTTAAAAGACCTTGGTGCTATCAAGGTTAAATCTGTAGACGGGCAAAATGCCGATGTAGATATCGTAGCGAATGAGCTTAATCAAGACCAGACACAAACCATGGTCGATTATATGTATCAGACTATATTGACGATTTGCGGTATGCCTAACCGCAACGGCGGTACTTCTACAAGTGATACAGGCTCGGCGGTGCTTTTGCGTGACGGATGGTCTCTTGCCGAAGCACGAGCTAAGGATAGCGAAAATGTTTTCAAGCGTTCTGAAAAGCAAATGCTCAAATTAGTTTTGAGAATTTGCAGAGACCTTACGGATTTAGAGTTAGGACTGAAAGATATCGACATGCGCTTTACTCGTAGAAATTACGACAACATTCAGTCTAAATCTCAAGTTCTTGTATCTATGTTACAGCAACCTAAGATTCATCCTCAGTTGGCATTCGCAAGCTCCGGTCTATTTTGCGATAGCGAGTCCGCTTACGCAATGAGCATGAAGTATTACGAAGAACAGCAACAGAAAGCTCAAGCCATAGAGCCGGAAGAGGTTGAGGAATAAAGGTTATCATACTGACTTTTAGTCAGTTGGTTATAAAAGTGTTAGAGAAAACACTCTAATAAAACTCAAAAAGCAGAGAAGCTTAAACACAAACATCGTTACAGAAAACGTAAAAAGACAAATTGGAGGTATCTATTATGAAAATTGACACGACAAAGATTGAGGGATTCGACAAAATGACTCCCGAAGAAAAGGTGGCGGCACTTGAAGCTTACGAAATCGAAGACCCTGACTTTACAGGATATGTGAAAAAAGATGTTTTCGATAAAACTGCGTCCGAGCTTGCTTCTGCAAAGAAACAGCTTAGAGACAAAATGACCGCCGATGAGCAGAAAGAGAAAGACGAAGCCGAGAAGCGTGAGAAGTTGGAGAACGATTACAATGCCCTTCTTAAAAAGGTAACTGTATCGGAGAACAAAGCGAAGCTCTTGGGTCTTGGTTACGAAGAAGCTCTTGCTAATGAGACTGCCGAAGCGATGGCTAACGGCGAAATCGATAAGGTTTTTGCAAATCAGAAAAAACATCTCGAAGCTCTTGAGAAAAAGGTTCGTGCCGATGTTCTGAAAGATACGCCTAAACCCAGTAAAGATACAATCCCCGGCGAAATCGATTATCAGAAGAAAATCGAGGAAGCACAGAAAAACGGGGATATGAGTGCGGTGGCGTATTATACAAGACTTGCCGCCGAAGCGGAAGCTAATCCCGCTACATAAAATGAAAAGGAGAGTAAAACAAAATGGCTGATATTTTTGCAACAAGTTTTGGAGTATTGAATTACTCCGGAATGCTCTTTAATAAGGGCAACACTCGCACTCCTTTGAGTGCAATTATCGGTTCTCGTGCTAAGGTTGTAAACCATGTCGAGTTCGTCACAGGACAGGAATATACTTCCGGCGGCGGTTCACAGCCTGATATTTCCGAGACCGCTTCTCTTACTGCTCCGGACGCTACAGTTGTAACTCGTGAGCAGAAAACCAATGTCACTCAGATTTTCCAAGAGTCTGTTGGTGTTTCTTACGCCAAGAAGAGCAACATGGGAACTTTGTCCGGCGTGAATGTCGCTAATCAGAAAGCCAATCCTATCAATGAGTTGGATTTTCAGGTTGCGGCAAAAATGCAGAAGGTAAACCGTGACATTGAGTACACCTTCATCAACGGTGTGTACAACAAAGCGACCAAGGATTCTGAGGTGAATAAGACTCGTGGTCTTGTTCCGGCCATCACAAGTAACCTCAAAACTATGGCTTCTAAGCCGCTCGGTCTTTGGGATGTTGCCGATATGGTAAAGAAAATCTACGGGGCGAATGCTCCTACCGATAGTCTTTGCTTGTGGTGTGACGCTACTACGCTGTTTCAGATTAACGCTGACGCAGTGGCAAACGGACTTACGGTTGTTCCCGCTTCTCGTGAAATCAACGGCATTTCGCTTTCGAGCGTAGTTACTCCCATCGGTGTGGTTTATCTGTACCTTGGAGAGTTCCTCCCTGCCGGAACAGCCTTGCTCCTGAACCTTGGCGTAATTGCTCCTGTATTTCAGCCTGTTCCTGATAAGGGCAATTTCTTCCTTGAACAGTTGGCTAAGACGGGTGCAGGCGAGAAATACCAGTTGTTCGGTCAGATAGGTCTCGACCACGGGCCGGAATGGTATCACGGAAAGTTCACGGGAATTTCTCAGAACTTCGAAGCTCCTGAGTACAGCAAGAAGGTTTATGTCATGGGTGGCCCGGTGGCTACTGTGCAGACTGACGCTCAGATTTTGAGCGCAACTCTTGACAAAACTACTATCCCGGCAACGGACGGTGGAAAAGTCAAGGTTGAGAGTGTTGCATACAACATCACTCCTGCCGAAGCTCCTACTCTGGCATATCTGTGGCAGATTAGAGCTAAGAACGGCACAACTTGGACTGACTTGACCAATGCTTACACCGGTTACAACACGAACGAGTTGACAGTCAAGGCGGCTGATGCTGAGAAGCACTATCGTTGCAAGGTAACTGCGACCGGCTCTGCTACGGGCATTGTCTACTCCAACGAGTGCACGATGGACGCTTCTGTGTAATCTGATTGAGGAAGGAGGTACACGGTCATGGATAATACCGAAAAATTAACCATCGTCAAAACGCTTGTTGAGATAGAAGGTGACGCTTTTGATTCTGCATTGACCGTGTATCTTACTATTGCCGGACAGAAGATTCTTAATAGAACGTTCCCCTACGATTCTACGAAAACCGAAGTTCCGTCTCAATATGAAGTATTACAGTGTGAGATAGCCGCATATCTTTGGAATAAACGAGGTGCGGAAGGACAGACTTCCCATAGTGAAAACGGGATAAGTCGTTCTTACGAAAATGCTGATGTGCCCGCTTCCATGCTCAAAGGAGTTGTGCCGTTTTGCGGTACATTTCGGGAGGTATCGGGATGAGGTGCATGAGTCGGAACAAGGTTGATTATTATTACGCTCTTTATGAGGGAAAAGAACCCATCATAGATGAATACGGAAACAATACCGGTGAATATGAAGTTAAACACGGCAATCCCGTTAAAAGTTCCGCTAACATTTCGGCGGCGAAGGGTGAAACACAGACTCGGCAATTTGGCGAAAATGTGTCGTATGACAAGGTTATTGTTATTGACGATACTTCTTCGCCTATAGACGAATATTCAATACTGTGGATTGATATCGTTCCTGAACTTGATAACGAAGGCGCATTAGCTTTGAACGCAGACGGTGAAGTCATTACTCCTCATGATTACATCGTCAAGAAAGTAGCAAAAAGCTTGAACAGTGTGTCTTATGCCGTAAGTAAAGTGAGTGTAACTTGATGAGTAAAAAGAGAATTTCATTCGGTTTGTCTGAAACAGAGATAGACCGTGCAATTAAAGAAGTTGCGCAATTCAAAGAGGACTTTCAAAGAAAGTGTAACGAGTTGCTTAGACGAGTTGCAGAGAGATTAGCGAAAGAAGCTCAACAAGGGTTTGATGGAGCAATTGTAGACGATTTGACAGAAAGAAGCGGAAGCCCGAAAAAGGCAAATGTGGCTGTCAGAGTAGAAAACAGAGGAGATTGCTTCGTTGTAGTAGCTGAGGGAATGGACGCTGTGTGGGTTGAATTTGGAGCGGGTGTTTATCACAACGCCCCCGCCGGTACATCTCCTAACCCTTTCGCAGAAACCGCAACGGGCGTTCCGAATCCACCAATCGCTATAGGTACATTTGGTGTAAACGGATTAAAACAGGCGTGGGGATTCTACGAGAACGGCGAACTTAAAATCACACACGGTACTCCGGCGGCAATGCCGATGTACAACGCTGTACAGACTGTCAGCCGAGAAATAACAGACATTGCAAGGGAGGTGTTCGCATGATTGACATTGAGAGTGATATTTTCACACAGATTGCCACGGCGGTTAGAGCGCAATATCCGAAAATTTTCACAACCGGTGAATATGTCAGTGCGCCCTCGTCCTTCCCTTGCGTATCTCTTGTTGAGATAGACAATGCGACATTCAGAAAAACACAGACACAGGATAGTAAAGAGAATCATGCGGCTGTAACTTATGAGCTTAATGTCTATTCCAACAAGAAAACAGGAAAGAAAGCAGAGTGTAAAGAAATTGCTTCGTTTGTGGATGAACTTCTGGCGGAACTCAACTTTACTCGTATGCTTCTTGAACCTATACCGAACGCACAAGACGCAACAATTTATCGTATGCTCGGAAGATATCGGGCTGTGATAGATAGAAACAATATTATTTACAGGAGGTAATTGAAAATGGCTATTTCTACTTACAAAGTATTTTTGATGAAAAAGGGTGCGTCAGACTACAGCAAGCTTGTTGATATTAAGGACTTCCCTGACCTTGGTGGTTCTCCTGAACTTCTTGAGACTACCACCTTGTCTGACAAAATGCAGACATACATTCCGGGCATTCAGACCACGGACGCTCTTGAATTTACCGCTAACTATACTAAGGCAGATTATGAGACTCTTGCCGCTCTTGCGGACACAGAGGGCGAGTATGCCGTATGGTTTGGCGGCACTGAGGCGGGCGGCGTTATTACGCCTGACGGCTCGCAAGGTAAGTTTTCTTTCAAGGGCAAGCTGAATGTCCATGTTGTCGGTGGAGGGGTAAACGAAGTGGTAGACATGATTATCACTATCGTTCCGTCTACTGTCATTAAACAGGCGTAATAGGAGGATAAGAAGATGGCAAAACAGCTTAGATTTACCTATGAGGACAAAGAATATGTCCTTGAGTTCACAAGAAGAACTGTTACCGAGATGGAGCGTAAGGGGTTCATTGCTTCCGAAGTCGAAGACAAGCCCATGTCCACTCTCCCCGCCTTGTTCGCAGGAGCGTTTCTCGCTCATCACCGCTTCGTGAAGCAAGATGTGATTGACTCCATCTTTGCGAAAATGAAGAACAAGGAGGAACTTATCGGTAAACTGGCTGAAATGTACAATGAGCCGATTATGGCACTTGTCGAAGAACCTGCCGAAGCGGAGGGAAACGTGGACTGGACAACGAGCTGGTAAGTAACTCGGAGTCCGATACAGAGCATATTAACAAGAGGGGTGGGGGTACTGCCCCTACCCCACCTTTAAGTTCTACAGAGATATTCGTGCGTGAGTTCCCCTATTACTTATCAATAGGCATGACGGAATCACAGTATTGGGATGGAGACCCCATGCTTCCTAAGTATTATAGAGAAGCGGAAGAACTCCGAATGGAACGGCGTAATCAAGAAGCTTGGTTACAAGGGATGTATGTTTATGACGCAATATTCAGATTAGCTCCTATACTCCATGCTTTTGCTAAAAAGGGAGCTAAACCTAAACCTTATGTTGAAGAACCTTATCCCATTACTCGAAAAGAACAGGAGGATAAGCAACAAAGGAGAGAAAAAGAAATTTCGGAAAAAGGACTCGCTAAAATGGAAGCCTTTATGTCGAAATTCAATAAAAATTTTGAGGAAAGGAAGTGAGTTAAATGTCTACTACAATAGAGTCTCTTGAACTTGAAATTAAACAAAGTAGCGGTTCTGCTGTACAAGGTATTGACGCTCTTTCTTCCTCACTTACTAAGTTAAAAGGTGCAACTAAGGGCGGTGTTGGATTAACGAGCGTAGTCAATCAGATACGCAATCTCAATGCCGCCCTTAATTCTGTAGACGCTTCTTCGATTGATAAAATCGATAAATTAGCGGGTAGTTTAGAAAAGCTTAAAGGTTTAGGAGGATTGAAGATTTCTTCGTCCATTGCGAGTCAATTGAAGAACATTGGCTCTGCTGTGTCCTCTCTGACCGGAGTAGACTTTTCGAGCATTTCTCGAATTTCCAAGAGTCTTTCGTCTCTTGGAAGTATCGGGAAATCTGTTGGACTGCAATCCGCAATAACACAACTTAGGAAAATTCCCGAACTGGCCAAGACGCTCAATAGCGTCAATTGGACACAGTTTACGGCTCAAATAGATAAATTGTCTAAAGCTCTATCTCCTCTTGCGGCTCAACTTAATGTAGTAGCGGCGGCTTTTTCTAAGCTTCCGGCTAATCTTAAAGCACTTATTCAAAATACGAATAATCTTGCTACAGCAAACAATGTCGCAAGTAAAAGCTATATTAACCTTTATGCGAAACTTCGTATGGCTATAACAGCGGTTAAAACTTTTGCGAGAGTGGTTGCTTCTTGGATAACCTTATCAAATAAATATGTTGAAGATTTGAACTTGTTTACAGTCGCTTTGGGCGATGGTGCGGAAGAAGCTCAAAGATTTGCAGAAAATGTTTCTGAACTTATGGGAATTGACCCTGCTGAATGGTTAAGAAACCAAGGTATTTTTAATACAATAATCAAAGGTTTTGGCGTAGTGAATGATAAAGCATTGATAATGAGTAAAAATCTTACTCAGCTTGCTTATGATATTTCGTCTTTTTATAATATCTCGTTCACAGACGCTTTTACAAAATTACAATCAGGTATTGCGGGTGAGCTTGAACCTCTCCGTAGGCTCGGTTATGACCTTTCTATTGCTCGTTTACAACAAGAAGCTTATACCCTTGGCATTGAGAAGAAAGTAACAGCAATGACGCAAGCTGAAAAATCTCAGCTTCGTTATTATGCAATTATGACTCAGGTTACGGACGCTCACGGAGACATGGCTCGTACTTTGCATGCTCCGGCTAACCAACTTCGTGTTTTACAAGCGCAAGTCACTCAAGCGGCCAGAGCTTTAGGTAACATCTTCATCCCTGCTCTCAATGCGGTTCTTCCTTATGCCATTGCTCTTGCTAAGGCGATTCGCCTTGTAGCAAACGCTATCGCAAGTCTTATAGGGTTTAAGCTTCCTGAAATTGACTATAGTAGTTTGAGTGCCGGTGCGAATGCTGTAGGAGAAGCCGCAGAACAAGCTGAGGATGGCTACGGTGGTGCGGCAAAAGCGGCTAAAAAACTTAAAGACAATTTGCTTGGTATAGATGAACTTAACATTATCAGACCGGACGACAACAGTGCCGGAGGAAGTGGTTCTGGTGTAGGTATAGGTGGCGAAGGTTTTGAAATCGAACTCCCTGAATACGATTTTCTTGGAGACCTCGTTACTTCGAAGGTTGATGAAATTATTGAAAAAATAAAAGAATGGCTCGGCTTGACCGAAGATATAAACAGTTGGAGTGATTTTTTCCATACTCGTTTAGGTCATATTTTAACAACCGTAGGCGCAATAAGTCTTGGTCTTGCGGCATGGAAGATTTCAAGAGGGGTAATGGACGCCTTGAGTTGGATACATGCTCTTAAGGGTTTTGGATTGGCAAATCCTTTAATAATAGCCGTTGGTATCAGTTTACTTATAACGGGTGTCGCTCTTGAGGTTGCGGGTATTTTGGACGCAATCAGAAACTCTCTTGATGGTGAGAACTTTGCTCAAATTGTTAGCGGAGGTCTCTTAACAGTAGGCGGCGGTGCTTTTCTTGGTAAAGGCATTGCCGGATGGATAACTACTGCCTTTGCGGATAGTGCTGTAGCGGGTGCACTCAAAACGGCGGCGGCAAATCTCGGACTTGGCACTGCTACTGCGGCAGGGGCGGCTCTTGGAGCGGCGGTATTTGCTATAATTGCCGGTTTGCCTATGTATTTTACAGGCATATATGACGCTGTTAAAAATGGGCTTAACTGGCTCAATGGTATTCTTATTCCTACCGGCTCTACCCTTGCGGCGGCCGGCATAGGTGCGATTATAGGTGCTTGTGGTGGCCCGATTGGTGCGGGTATAGGTGCTTTAATCGGTCTTGCGGTAGGTCTTATCACTGACGGGATTATTCTCATTACGGAGCACTGGGAAGAAATCAAGGTTTTCTTCCGCAAATTCTTTACTGTAACTCTTCCGGGAATATGGAACGATTTTGTAAAGTGGCTCAAAGAACTTCCTGACAGTATTAAAACTTGGTGGACAAATCTTTTACAACCGATTAAAGATTTTGATTGGAAGAATTTCGGTTATAACATCGGTCAAAAGGTCGGCACAACCGTTAAGGAGATAGGAGAAGCCTTTAAGAAGTTCTTTACCGAAACACTTCCGGAAGTGTGGGAAAAAGTTAAAGAATCGTTCAAGACATTCTTTACTATCACTCTTCCTAAATTCTTTACGGAAACAATCCCTGAATTGTGGGAAACCATTAAGACTAATTTTGTAACATTCTTCACAGAGACGCTTCCAGAAGCTCTGCTCGATGTTGGAGAGTGGTTTCTTGATGTTGGTCAATCTATATGGGATGGCATTTTAGACGGTTGGAACACGGCCATAAAAGCTATTTCGGATTTCATAGACGGATTTGTACAAGGGTTCAAAGACGCTCTCGGTATTAGTTTTCCGTCTACAGTATTTCGTGATGAAATAGGGATATTTCTTGCGGAAGGCTTACTTGAAGGGTTTGCAAAACCGTTCAAGGCAATTGGTAAATGGATTGATAACAACATTATCAAACCGATTTCGAATTTCATAAAGAATAATCCTATTGCAGATTTAGTCATAAATATTAAAAACACGGCTTCTGAATGGTGGGAAAATGCTAAGTCTTGGTGGAACGAGAATGCCGGAGAAGGCATTTCTATTGAAGCTTTCGTCAGCCTTGCAAAAGACGGATGGTCTACCGTTAAGAATTGGATTGGTAGCATACCCGTTATTTCGCAAGGAATTTCACTTTTCAAATCTGGTTGGAGTTCTCTCTCTTCATGGGTAGG